TTTCTTGTACAACTCTGTGGTTGGGTTCATCTTATCAACAACCCACTTGATCGCCTGATACACGCTTTTTTCATTTGTGCTGTGTTTCTCTCCGATAATCCGGTAGATTTCAGAAAGTCTTCTGTTTCGGTTCTCAAACATCAGCGTTTCAACCTCGATGATGTACTGAAATCCCGGCAAGTACTGTTTCAGCCCCAGTTCTACCAAGATTTTTCTTATCTTCCTTTCCATTTCCTTACTCCTCCGGCTTTCAGTCTTCTGTTACGTGGATCATGTTGTCCTCTTCGCTGATATACAAGATTCCTGCATCTAACAGTCTTGCAATCAGAATCTCATTCGCACGGACGATGGGGATAATCTGACTTTTCTGCATAAAAATACTCCTTTCCTAACCATTTTTTCTTCCCGGTATTGCGGTTTACAATTCTGTAATAGAATGCTGTTTCACGGTCAACTTCCCATTCTTTCGGACTGTAAAATATCTTTCCGATGCACCCTTTGACGGTAAACCGCTTTTTGGCACTCATACGGTGTCCTCCGCAAGTTTTCCTTGTCTCCACCATGTTACATCATCAAAGCCTTTAGCTGAAAAAGAAGTAGCACCATTAGTCCATGTAAATATTCCCTCATTTTTGAATCTTGCAAAATATCTAGGTTTCCAAGGGTCACTATCGGAATCTCTTACGTACACTTTCGTGTCCACAGGCACTTTCGACCAGTCAACAGGTGGTTCAACATATTCCTGCTCTGCCCATTCTTTGAACCTTTCCCTGCATCTGCTTTTACTACTCCATGCACAATCGGAACAACGTATTACATTGCAATCACATAACTTTCCTTCTTTGTCCACAGCTATCTCTATACTATCAAGTGCCATGTCAATAATCTGTTCCGCATACTTCTCTCTGTTCGTCATTTTCCATTCATCCTTTCCAGTTCTGCGCTCCTGGTTAATATCCAGTCTGCGTAATCACTTAATTCTGTCTTTGTAGCTGCGTTCTTCTCTCCGTGGTAAACCATAAGTACAATTCCTACATCACAGTACTTTTCAAATAATTCCGACAAGTAGTCGGCTCCCACATGGATATTGCCGTCCACAGAGTAGATGTCCGTCACTCCCAAACGTTCCATGCGGTCTTTATGCCATCTGTCAGAAATCTGCATCAGTCCTTTGCAACCGCCACTTTCCACATCCGGTCTGCCGGAAGATTCTTTCTCGATCATTGCCATAAGAAGTTCCGGGCAGATGCCATATTCCTCACCGTACTTTACACACGATTCCTGTGCTTCCTCGGAGATAAAACTGCCGGTTGTCTGTGCCGTGGATGTAAATGTGATGGAGAGTGCTATTATAATAGGAAGAAACAGCTTTATTGTTGTTCTCATGCGCTTTCCTCCTCGATAGGTTCAATGCCAATCTCTTTCAGCTTGTTATACAAGAACATTCTGCCTTTCTGTGTCCATACGGTAAGTGGCTTTGTACCGGTACTTCCGTCATGCTTAACATAATCATTTGTCTTTGTTCTCACATAACCCTTGCCCTGGAAGTCTGCATACAATATCCACTGGTCACCTACTTTTCTCTGAATGCCGGCTGTTCTTAAAACTGAATTGAACCTCACCGCACTCATTCCGTAGTCCTGCGCAATCTGTGTAACCGTCATACAATCATTGGAAGAAAGAATCTTGTCCACATAGTCAACTTTTGGTGTCATATCGGTAATCACGGCATCCATCTGCTGCACTGTGGTCTGCAACTGCTTAACCTCTTCCTCTTTCTGCGCAAGCATCCTCTGTGCTTCGACAACCGCCAGTGCAATCAATTCCTGTCCAGTAGGGATATGTGCCTTAATGGAATCTTCCATTTCGTGGAAACGGTCAATGTACTTTGCCGTAAATTCTGTTCCCCTAACTCCGGTCATCTTATGTGCTATGAACTCGCAGCCTTTCTTCGTTACCATGTAGCAAGGCTGTGTCTTGTTTTGGCTGTTTTGATAGGTACTTTCTGTAAAGAAATCGGACTGGGAAATATTCCCCTGTCCTAATTGCTCATAATATCTTCTGATATCCTTAAGCAAATCGTTATGCTGTTTCCCTACCATTTCCGCTACTTCCACGGAAGATATTGTTTTCTGCTCTAATTCGTTCATTGTTCTCCTTTCTGTGGTATAATGTTCTAAAAAACTGGAGGTTTCATATGCTTCTCAAAATCGAAAGAAAAGTACTTAGGAAAACTGTAAAATCTTCTGAATGTTCCATTTCATTGTCTGAAATAGGGAATTACAATGGTGAAGATGTTTACCAAGCATTTTTGTCCTTAAAGGAAAAGGGATATTTCACCATAGTTAGTTCATCCATAAATCGTGAAATGTTCAAATTTACTTTGTCTTCAAAAGGAAGATTCTACAAAGAACATTTGTTTCTCTCATTTTTAAGAAATATACTCATACCTTTTGTTGTGTCTTTAATAACTGCAACTGCCACATACCACTTAGAAAAAGTAGCAGATAGCTATTCCGACAGCCGCCCCAGCCAATGCACTTATGAGTTGAACCAATGCAGTGATCCAAGGTTCTAATTTGTCAAGAAGATCTCTCTTCTGGCGGTAAGTCCATTTTTTCATTCATGTTCTCCTTTCATTGCATGAGAAACTGCATTACAAATGGTCATATGCTGTTTCTCATCATCATTCATGGACTTCTCAATTCTTTTCAGAGTACCGTCAATGCTCTTTAATGTTTTGAGAAGTTCTCTCTCAAATTGGCTTTGCATTTTCTTCCTCCTGCTTCTTAACAGATTCCTCTGCCATCTTCTCTGTCTTGCCGAGAATATATCCCTTGTCGAAATCGGACATATTCGGAATGGCTCTCTTTAACTTCTCAACGATTTTTTTCTCTTTTTCACTCATTCAATTAACTCCCTGTTTGTGATATACTCTCCTTATTCTGATATAAGGAGGTGAATTACATTGGATTCCAAAAAATACGCATCCGCTTACGCTATTGCTAAAATCTGTGGATATACCGGAAGTTTTGATGATTTTAAGAACCTGTACGACCAATACTATTCAGAAATCGTCAATTCTTTGCCGGAAGAAAAACCACAATTAGCAATAGCAGCGGCAATTAACAATCCTTTCCATATCCAGAGCCGTTCCTAAAAGGCGAAATGGCGGTAAGGACTTTGATAGACAAATCAATATTTGTTTCTTCGATTTTCTTATCGCCATCTATAATGCTTTTGTAATCTTCGATAATGTCAAACGCAATGTGCTGTGCCATCTCGTCAATTCCAACAAAACGTGAATCAGCTTTCTGAACTATATTTGCTTTACCATTTTTGTCTAATACCACATATCTCTGTTTTTCCATGTTTTTACCTCCCTATTCCAGTAACTCGTCTACTTTTACTCCAAGGACTTTTGCAACAGCCTTTAAATTGTCAACTTGCGGAGCAGATTCATTCCACTTTCGGATAATTCCATTGCTCAATCCGGCTTTCTGCTCCACTTGATAAATATTTGTTCCTTTCTTATCACAAATTTCCTTGATTCTGTCGTAACAATTCAATCTATCACTCCCTTTCTCTTGATTTAGGAATTTAGAGAAAAACTTGACAAAATTTAGAGAATGTTCTAATATAGTAACTGCCAAGAAACCACAGAGAACATTTTTAAATTTAGGCTTTCCTCTAAATCCTAAATTTATTATATAGAGTGTTCTCTATTTTGTCAAGCATATTTTTAGAGTATCATCTAAATTTTAGGAGGACACTATGACTACGGTAGAAAGAGTAAAATCTATATGTAAAGAAAGGGGAATAGCAATTTCTAAATTAGAGACTTCTTGCGGATTTGGTAATGGATATATAAGAAGTTTAAAAAAGGGAGTTATCCCGGATGACCGTATAGAAGTAATTGCGAATTTTTTAGGAGTTTCTATTGAATTTTTGCTGACTGGTAAAGAAGACGGGAAAAAATATTCCGAAAAATACGCTAGATTAGTTTATTTTTTAAGAAACGATCCCAATATGGAAGATTTATTGATTAAGTACTACAATCTTTCTGAGCAAAAAAGAAGTACTGCATTTTCCGCATTTAAAATGATAATCGGAGGTGCGGAATGAAGAGAAAAATAAAAGATTCTAATGATTTTTTTGGCTATTTAATATCAATAAAAAATAAAGACAACAATGTTGTATTAGGTAGGATTTCAAAAGATTATGGTGATTCTGCCATAGATGATTTTATTGATTACATAAATGAACTAGAAGAAATGAAATATATAAAAATAAATTCATTAGAAGACATACATATAGTAAAAAGTAAAGAGCATAATTACATAAGTCCTTTAAAAAAAATTATTGATTATATAGGTCCAAAACTTGTTTACGTTTTAGTGTACTTTATGGGATTATGCTCTCCAATATTTACAGAATATTTAAAGAAAATATTAGGTCTATCTTAAGAAATAATTTGTTAATAATCCTAAAAAGTAAATCAAAATTATTAACGCCCAATTTATTTTTTTTCGATTTTTCATTTTTCCCCCTCTATATCAGAGACAATGACATAGACATATTTCAATATGTCATTGTCTTCTATTCCAGATAGTATTCTTGCAATTTCCTCTCTGTAAAATTCATTGCTTTCGTTCATTGTAACCACACCCCTCTCCCCTTTAATTCTCCGCAGAATCTAAAGTAGCGATACATCAAATTATAGAACATATGTTCTTAACAATCAATATATTTGACGTACGTTTTTTGTTGTTGTAAAATATCAACAAAAAGAGGACGGTGAAAACGCCAATAAACACCGCCCTCGCCAGAACTTGAAGTCCCTTGAAACAAGGGATGTTACAAGTGTATCATGTGAAAGGGGGATAAAAAACATGATAAAAAAAGACCGAATCAAAGAAATATCGACACATCTATCAGTCAACCGTGCAAATTATATGTTAAGTTTTCGTGGGAATCTCCACGAATTTCTTAATGAGCCGGACATGACGGTTTACAAGCTTGCAGATGAAGCTAATTTGCCTTATTCTACGCTTAATTCACTACTATACGGTAATTCTAACGACACAAAGCTATCGACCGCTGTTGCGCTTGCTAGAGCCTTTGGAATCAGTGTAGATGAACTGGTAGGTTGCGGCACTATGGAAGATAAGATGTTGGAATCTGTCAAGATATGCCGCAGTCTGCCGGAACACTCTCTGTATCTTATCCGTTACTTCATACGTCACCAAGCTAAAATCTATTCCAGTCTTGAAAAATCGCACAAGTATATTTCTGTCCTTAATCCACAACTTATGAATGGAATTATCGCAACCACAAATGCTGTGGAACCCATGTGCATAGAAAATTTGCCGGAAGACATAAAATCCAAGGCTTATATCGGTGTGAAAATTCCGTGCGACTACTATATGCCGTTTTATCTGCCTGGGGAAATTATTCTCCTTGCAGCGGATCGTGAACCGCAAGACGGTGAACGATGTATTGTGACCAGTAATGGTGGGATATATATTGTCGTGAAAACACATATAATTGAAGATGGTGTAAGAAAATGGAGATATGTTCCGCTTATGTCTCCGAACAGCATACTCCCGGAAAATCTTATTGATGACATGATAGGATATGTGGTTGGTTTCGTCAACAATGACGGTGACTGGGGAATTAGATAAATAGATTAAGAGCATGGCTTTTACACCATGCTCTTTTTTGTTGTTATTTCGCAAATATTTTTTATGACTGCTTCTGTAAATGGCAAGTTAAACCAAAACACCGATTTGTCTTTAGTCAATTGTGTATCATGGGATTCTGAAAATACAATTTCAAAAATAGGTAACAGAGTATTTGTAACGTTAGGCGTACGAATTACATCTGAGCAGTATAGCGGATCATTAATTATTGCCAATATTGGAAGGACATATTCCCCTAAAAATATGTATGTTAGAACAAATGCAGTAGGTGGTACAAGTGGCGATAATCACATACTTTATATTGATAAATCTAGTAGTACGATAATATTAAACCCATCAACGGAACGGTATTATTCTGCCAGTTTCTCATATTTGTCAGATTGAGATTTATTTGAAGAAGCAGCCCAATACCTTGGATTAATTAATTATTTATATGCCACAACAAAATTTAATATAAATGTTGCATCATCGCTAACATTTGCAATTTGATATACATAAAACTTTCTATTATTTGCAAATCTTACATTAACAGCCCAATCACAATTTGCAAACACCCCAAATACATTTGCATTATTTGGCAATCCAAAGTCAGACAAGGAGCCTAAAAAGGACTGTCTATTCGCCACTAATAGAGTAACAGATGTTGATATTGATGCAAATTTCAAACCATTTAAATTGCCATTTACATCACTTAATCCCCCAGTGATAGTACCGTCACCAATAGTCGAAATATCGGTAGTTCCGATAAGGCCTATAAGTGATTTAAGGTTTTTTACAGCCAGTTTAATTTTTCCCAAAATAGATGATAACTTTTCTCCTGTCGTTAATTCATCTAAAGTTGTTGCTTCTTCAAACGCCGCAGTCAAATTACTACCATCACCAGTTTTGGTCAAATAGTTTGTCAAATCTGTTTTTGGAATTTCATCTATTTTTTTATCAACATCGGTTTTGTCATAGTAATTTGTCAAATTAGAAACTGATTTTGTAATGTATCCTACATCATTTTCTAATTCGCTGACTTTTGTAGGTATACCGCCTGTTTGCTGTTTTGCCTGCTCCATATAATACTTTGCGTTATCTGTATCTTCTCCTTCTCTTGTTCCGGTTCCACCTACGGCATAAGATTCAGCCAATACAGATTTTGCATTTGCGGATTGCGCATAAGCAGATGCATTTGCGGATTCTACTCTAATATCTGCTAAATAATTAGGCTGAAGCATATCATCTGTTACTGATCCTGTTTTTATCGAAAAAGAATAAGTCTTATTCTTTCCAGTACCAGTCACGGAGACAGTTATGGTTGCAGAATCTTCAAATGTCAACACCGGAATCATAGAACCAATATCAGCTGTAAACTGTGTTCCATCTTCTGTAGTCATGGTAATGATTCCGTCATCAGACATGGAAAATTCGACAGGTATTTTTTCAATATTAAGGTCAAAAATTACTTTTTCACCATTGTACTTTGTAATAGTAATAACACCGGTTGTTTCATCCATAGTCCAATCAGCAATATTTCCGTTTATTGCAGACTTGTCTACTTTTAAGGCATCCTGTGATATGATACGGTTGTCCAACGCATCAATAGCAGAATCCATTTTATTAAGATTTATTTCATCAATGTCTGTGTTTTCACTGGGGTAATTTTCCCAGTTAATTCTGGTATAAACCTTATTCAACGCCATCTGCAGATACCTCGCTTTCCTCTTTCATAATCTGCATATCTGATAACTGTTTAGTCTCCGAATACACTTCATACAGTACAAGCCTTTTCACCTCGATAGGCAACGGTGTTTGATTTAATACTGTCACAAGGTTGCTTTTTAATTTCTTAATCTCAAAGTTTGCTGCCATATCAATTCTCCCTTACATAGATTTCTTTTCCTTGCTCTTCTGCATATGCATACAGATTTTTGCACAGTTCAGATACCTCATATCCGCTCTGTGCAACCACTGTATCCGACATGTCAATAAGTTGCTTCATAAACTCTTCAAAACCATCTCCATCTTCCGTGCTAAAAAATGTGGCATTGATTTCCGTAAACGTGGAAATTCCAATGGTAAAAGCTATATATTGCTGAATTTCTTGCCTTTCTTCCATTACTTCTTTCATTGTTTTTCCAATAATCGTTTGAAGAATAAATATTTTTTTTACCATAATAAATCTCCTACGTCATAAGTGTGACAATTCCAGATGTTGCAGTGAGCAAACCTCCAAGTGATGAAACTCCTGTAATAAAATTAACATTATGTCCAGGATAATCAGCAACATTGGCTGTTTGTGTTACCAAAGATACATCTGATACGGTTCCATTTATATAATTTTTTGTGACACTTAATGTGGCACTTGTCAGTACTGTCTTACTGCCTAATATTTGAGAAGTTGTTGATATGTTTTTTACATATTGTGAATCATATGTTGCTCCATTTCCTACCACTAAAATTCCGCTTACACTTACCATTGAAGCATCAATAGTAAGATATTGTCCCAATCCTTTTATAGATCCTGTGCTTTGCAATAGTTCGTTATAAAATTTAATTTCACCTGATGATACTTCTGTGTAACTTCCGTCTTCCCCTATAGACTTAAAACTACCAGTCATTACTGCGTTTTTAGCTGTTATAGTTCCATCTGCTGATATGCTACAGTTATCTGCTTCCAATACAAAACGGTTTCCAGAAATACTTACCTGTCCACTTTCAACACTTAACTGAGAACTGACATCACCTTTTGATACTTTTAATTTGATTTGGTCTGCCTGCAAAGATATTGCCGCTGCCAATTCTACTTCTGTATCTGTTGCCCTTTTCGCTTCTGCTTCAATTTTTCCTGCATTTTGCGTAATTTTCGTATCCAATCCGCTCTCTACATCCTTGATCTCAGACCGGGTCTCTTCTACATTCCGTTCTAGTTCATTAGTCTTTCCACGGAGTTGAATTATACTTTTGTTAATTCCATTTACCTGTTCACTGTACTTTGGAGATTTTCCGCTTGCTGATATGGTGTCTGTCGGTTGTTGGATTCCTTTGTATGTTCTGCTCAACACATAGCTTTCTATGATTTCTTTAGCCGTATATACATTGACTGCTTCTCCAAGGCTCAAACAAGGATTTCCTATTTTTTCACAGTTATAAGGTCTATATTTTACAACTTTAATAACCTCATACAGATTTCTTGCAACCGTTTCTAGGGCATCTGCGGTCATTCCATAAACAAGGAAATTATCTTGCAAAATATAACTGTTGTCGTTCTCGGTAATCTCTGTATCCGGGTAAACTGCACCAATATCATTTTCTGATTGTCTTATCTGCACTTTTGTAACTTTTTGGCAAACAAAATCTTCATATTTAACTGATTTGTATTTTCCACCAGTAACCTTTTCTTTTTCAGAACCTTTTCTAGGGTATAATCCTTTCTGTGGATATAATCCTTTCTGTGGATATAAACCTGATATTATTTCTTTAAGGAAAACATATTCAAATTTTCCATCATGGTTAATGTGGCCAAAGCATCCATTTATTGAGCAGATTGCTTCCATGACCGTCTGGCCAGAAAGTTCGCTTGGTTTTATTGTTTCTGCCACTTCCATGCTGTCATTAGGTAATGTGGTTGCTACTTGTTCAACACCAAAATATGAAAAAAAACTGTCTCTGAACTGCTTTAAGGTCAGAGGAAATTTCAACCCGTTATACCAGGAAGATACTTCTGATTCTCCAATATCGTATATAACGTCATATGCCGTCACATTTCTGTAACGCTTATCATCTGTTGGTTTATCGGAAATGACACGGTATTTTCCGAAAACAAACGGTGTGTCAGTATGTCCATTAATCACAGCAGAAACATTTATCTGTTTCCCAATCATGCTTGTGAACACGTTGGAAATTTTGAATTTTAACTGTGATGCATTGCACTGTCCAAAGGTAAGGTAATCATCATCACATAGTATTTCTTTTAATTCAAACTGTTCAAAATGGATTTCGCTGTTGGTGATTTTTACAGACTTGTCCTCTGTTTCAATCGTGATTTCCTTTTTGGATGCGCTTTTATCAAACAAATCCGCATAGGTATAGTTACTCATTCGCTACACCTCCGACAAATGAAAATTCTATCTGATTGTATTTAATCTCTCCGTCATAAGTTCCGTAGATTGTAGGCTTTATATCAGCCATATATCCATATTGTGTGACATATTGACCTAAAAATGGAATGTATGCCGTGATATTACATCCCTGTTCCGTTGCATCAATAAAGTTGCTTCGTATCCCGGACAGTAACTCTTGCAAATCGTCATCCGTCAGCATCGCAGGTGTGGAAAAATCAACACTTAATGCTTTTAGCTCCACAGCATTTCTATGTACGTATCCATTTGCATCAGTCCACGGGTCTACATCCTGCATATTTACAGCTGGCTGATAACTTTCAGCGGCTATAAATCTTGACTGGTCAATAACGTAATCTCCAATTTTTAAAAGCCATCCTTGATATGCTGACATACGCTCACCGCCTTATTGCATAAAAATAGACAGCACCCATTCAGAGTGCTGTCTGTGTTAAAATACATATACATTCTTGTGTTTTTGGTTAAATTGCTCTTGACCGTATTGTCTTGCGGCAATTCCAATTTGATCTGTTGTTATTCCAAACTCTTTTTCAAGGATTCCTTGCAGTAGCTGATTATTCTGTCTCAGAAGTGCAATTTCCTGTTGTGCCGTGGAATTGATGGCATCTTTGATTCCAGTGATTTCAACTCCACCGGCAACCGCTGTTTTTCCACCTACTGTTCCGGCAATCTCCGGTATACCGTTCTCTCCTGCCATGAACATCGTATATCGGCTTGGAACGTAACCACCTTTTTCAAATGTAGGTATTCTTCCAACACTAATGTGTTGTATATTATTCGGAACTGCGTCACCAATTTTAGGTATTAACCTTGCTGCAGACATCAAACCATTAATAAGGTCTATGGCATTGTTTATCATGGTTTCTATTCCACTTATTACAAGGTTCAAAGGAGCTATTGCAACATTAGCTGCTGTTTTAAATGCTGTTCTAAACGCCGTTGGAATGTTTTCAAGCAATTTATTCCATTTTGTTAGTCCAAACTGCTCTGAAATTTTTTTCCACCAACTTGAAAATCCTGTTTGGTTCCACCATGTTGTAAAAGAAGTCCATTTTTCAGAAAGTGATGACTCTATAGTTTGACCCATTCCTTGCCACTTTTCCTTTGTGAACCAAGGAGATACATTTTCATTAAACCAGTTTCCAACAAGTGGTGCTATATTGATAAGTGCAGATGACAGACCAAAAGTATCTGACATATCTACTTTTGTATTTTTTATTTTATCAATTAGCCAATCAATTTTATCTCCAAAATCATCAAGAGTGCTATGTTTTGGAAGCAACATTGTTCCTGTCAAGAATCTATACAAATCATTATCTGTTATATCTTTGTATAAATCATCCCACGCAGTTTTTAATGTGGTAAAATCAGTATTTTTTAATGTATCAAAAAAACCATTTTCACCAAACCACGTAAAATTGTCGTAGTACTCTGCGTCTTCTGGGAACAATGCTTTCCCTAAAGATTTTCCTACATTAAATCCAATCTCCCAAGTAACAGCAGCTATTGCAATTGTCGGAACTATTCCTATACTTGATCCTAGTACTTTGGCTGATAACTTGTCCGATATTTTTCCCCATATGATATCTCCAACACCAGTAAACTTTAAAAGACCTATTGCTGTCAGAATCGTGGTTTCAATCGGTGCAGCATCAAAACTTCCTTTCCATAGATCGATTGCCGCATTTATGGCAGTTTCTATGAAATTTCCGGCAGAAGTAAAGATTGCCGTCCAATCAATTCCGTCCAAGAAACTACCTATGTGTCTTCCAATTTTTTCCCAGTCAACAGAATCTATTGCTCTTGTGAACCAGTCAAAAATACCAGTTACCAGTTTGGACGTATCCATTCCGGCAACCTTAAACCAGGCATCAGAATCAAACTTAAATGCATATGCCAGATCTTCTATGATGTCTTTCACTGGCTTAAACACCTTGCTTACTTTATCAGCCCAGCCCATAGCTGTATTCTGCATCTTGTCGAATGCTTCCTGCCATACTTTTTCGTACTCTGCAGTAGCATCCATGATTTCTTTGGTAAGGTCAATTCCTGCTCCACCAGCACCACTTCCGGAACCACTGGATTTTGGTGTGGAAATAACTTTCAATTTATCAAATGCTCTGATTCCGCTTTGAGCATTTTTTGCGCTTGTGCCAACTTTATCCAGCGCATCTGCCGTATCTTCCAAATCTTCATTGTACCCGGATACACCTTGACCGAATGACGAAAAGTCAATCTTGATTCCCAGTAAATTTGCAACACTAACAAGCAGTCTCTTAATCGCAATTACGACACCGTTAATAACAGGAAGTACTTTCTGCAATACCGGGATAAACAACTGCCCCAGTACCATTCCGGCTTCTTTTACGTTGTTGGTAAACTGACGAATCATGTTACTTGGAGAATTGATTGTATTCGCTAAATCTCCCCATGATACTTTGGACTGGTCTAAGATTGCAAGTAAACGCAACTGCTGTTTCTCTGCCTGTGACATTTCAGATACAGCTTTTTCAATGCCGTATTTGTAAGCATAAGTCTGTAAGGTGGCATTCGTGATATCAATACCATACTTATACAGTGCTCTTGACTGACCGATCAAACCGGACTGTAAGTTGGTTGCAACCGTGCTGAAATCCACGTTAAACAGAGAGGATATATCCCCGGCAAGCATTGTCATAGACTTTGAAATTGCCGTAGTGACTTCTCCGGTCTGCCCTAAAGAGTTGGTAATGGATGCCAGCTGTGAAGCATACTGCGTGATCTCTTGCAAATTCAGACCCAGGTTCTTCATTCCGCTTTCAGAAATCAATCCACCATCTACATCTACTTTCAGACCGGACATTTTACCAAGCAGTTCATTTACACGGTTTCCGAAACTCTGTGCATAATCCTCTGCGTTGTCGTAACCGAATTTTTCAAAATCCTTGCCCCATTCCTTTCCGACTTTATTGAATGCTACCGTGTAGTAGTTAAATGCTTCGATATAGTCCGTAGTTCCCTCTATGGACTTCCACAGACTTTTAATTCCACGTATCACAAGAAAATATGTTGCGTAGAATCTGCCGAAAGCCGCAGCAAGGCTGAATGTGCTCTTTGTGGCTTTTTTTGCGCTTGCCGTATAGGTGTTCAGATTACGTCCTAAAGAGTTTGCTGCTCTCCCGGATGCCGCACCAGTAGATGCCAGTCCTGCCAGTGCATTTGTCATGCGGATAATGTTCTCACTGACATTTGGAGCGGTTGAAAGAGTTGTAAATAACTGCTTCAAATTCTTTGCCAGTAAAGGAATGTTTGTGACTGCTCTGCCGGATGCCACACCACCAAGTCTTGAAATCGAAGATGCTATGCTCGCAATATCCCCTACTCCATCTACTTTAGTTCCTGCCATGTCAGCAGAAAAGGTCTTCAATGCAGATGAAATTCTGCTTAATCCGCTTGTATCTATTTTTCCCATTCTGTTAATGGAATTTGTCAATGTGGATATGTTCTTAATACCGCTCGCATTCATGGAACTGGCGGCATTTGCGATACTCTGTATGCTATTAGAAATGCTTGTCAGTTTGGATGTATCAATGGACAAGCTTTTCTGAAAATTCGTAAGACTATTTGCCAACTTATCCAGTGCGTTACTTGCGTTATTCGCATCCGCTTTTATTTTAATCTGCAAAGAATCAATATCTGCCATACCGCACCGCCTTTACCGCAATAAAAAAGGAAGTGTCTGCCACTTCCAAGAAAAAGAGCGGTAAGCTGTGACACCTACCGCTCCTAAAATTACTTTTTGAGATATGCCCTTGTAACCGCACCGACTTTTCCATCTACAGTGATTCCAACACTCTTTTGGAATGCTTTTACTGCATCAGAAGTGGTTTTTCCAAAATATCCGTCAATGTTCGTCTTACCTTTCGCATTTACAGACGGCATAAATCCTTTCCTTACAAGTTCGTACTGCGCCCACTTGACATCGTTTCCCTTCATCATTGCCAGACGCTTGTAATAAAGAAGTCTTTCCGGCTCTGTATAAGGGTTTCTATGGCTTGTAGAATCCTCATATACGGCATCTAACTCCTTGTACCATACATTCATGTCTACATTGCCTACAATGCCACCTACACGCCCTTTAGAAGTGTACTGCCAGCCTACCATGTTTGGTACTTGCGGTTGATACTTCACATCACACTTGCCGTTATTCTTGCCGTACCGTGCAATCCACATGGGATAACTCACACCGCCATAAGGCTTAATGTATGTCTTGTAAAAACTTTCCCCAGTGTACACACCGAACTGCAATCCTGCATCAGTAATAACCTTGCCGTAAGCATTGATAATGAAAATAATATTTTTGCCAAGACCTTTCATAACGGCATCTTCAACATCAAGATATACTGTCACTTTTCTGCCATTAAGAATAGTAAGCACTCTTCTTGCATCAGATCGTGATTTTGCAACCGTTGTAATATATCCGTATTCATATACTCCGTGCACATGGACATTGTGCTCTTTACAACCTTTCCAGTTCTCCTCGAACTTCTTGTCCGGGTTCAAATCCTTACGGATGACTTTCAGAATAGCAAAATCAATACCGTTCTGTTTTACCGCCCACCAGTTAATCGTCCCCTGGTATGAGGACACATCAATTCCTGTTAAACTCATGTTTGTTTCTCCTTTTTTGGGTGTGATAATTCAAAATTAGCTTGCATTGCCATAAGTCCTGCGAGGAACGCTTTTCTTTGCTTCTGAATTTCTTTTTCATTATCAGCAATGTCCGCACGTTCCATAATAGGCTTGTCAATATACTTCGATTGTGCTTTTCGACCGTTTAGGCAATGTTCTATTGCAAATATTAATGCAGATATTCCATAATCTCCCCACCGTTGCCATGAATTCCTATCTTCTTCCTCTTTTTTGAGTTTATATCCTTTGTAACACCACTCTAATTTCTTAGGATTCAGATGTTTGAACTCTTCTATCGAAATTCCCATGGAAAAAGCAAATGGAAAATATTCTTCCCATATTATTTTGTGCCAGTCGATTTCTTCTTGTGATCCTGTGGCATCTTCGTTACCTTGCTGTCCTCTTTCTCCATCTCTTCCTTGGTCTGCGTCATCATTTCCGTCAGACCCGACAGTTCGAAAAAACCGTCTTCTTTCATACAGTCTGTCAGTTCTCCATACAGTTTCACAAAAGACAGACCGTTTGCTTTCATGTATTCTTTCATTAAAGCATTGGATTCATCCGGTGTAATATCTTCATGGTTTTCGATAAGACCAGCATAAAAAGCCGTTTTGCATACATGAGGAAATTCTGCAAGCATATATCCGCTACCATCTACAATTTCTTCTGGTGTGGGATTCTGTACATTTTTTGCTTTTTTAGCTACATAGCCACCGGAAAGCATAAGAAACATCTTTTGAATCAAATCCTTGCACTCCACAGCACCGAATCCAAACTCTAAAGTATATTCAACATCATTAACTAAAATCTTCTTCATAAAAACATATCCTTTCCCCAACATTTTGTTGGAAAGGAGCCGCCCGAAGACGGCTCTCTTTTTGCTAAATTAATGTTTCATCTACCGCTTCATCAAAGTCAGCCACGGCAGTGTTATTTGTTTCTGACTGACTTGCTATTCCCCCGTTGTCAGTGCAACGGTAGCATCCAATCCCTTGTATTCCTCAATGGTAAGATTCATTTCGATCGTCAGAAGTTCGTTCTGTCCGATTTCGGGTTGTGGAATCTGCTCGGGCGGCTGTGCAACAACAAAGAAAGATTTCTCTTCTCCGGGAATGACAGTTTCAAACCACATTCTATTTCCACCAGTAAGAGCCTTATAGGCTGTGATAAGTGCAGTCCATTCAGCCACGGTCTCTGATGTAAAGTTGACTGTGACTGCAAAAGATCCACCAGTATCTGCACGACCTTTTACATATCTGGTGATTGCATCTTCTAACGCAGAAGCATCAATCTGTTCAGGTTCGATGTTGATGCCGCCAATGGCATTGATTCTTGTAAGTTGCTTAAAACTTGTAGGTTTTGTTCCGGCGGTTGTCTCTGTACCATATCCGAAAGTAATGCCTAAAGTAGAAACTCCGGCTGCTGCCATAATTTATACCTCCTTAAATTTGCATAAAAAAATAGAGCCGAATGGCTCTAATAGTTACAATGTATCATCAGCACCTACTGTTCTTCTGAACCGTGCAGTGCTTCTGTATGTGTCCTGCGAAGTATTATTGAACTCCGGGATGGAAGTTATTTGAAATCGCAGACGTTTGAAAAGTCCGGCAACCGTAGCCATGATAGCTTCGGCTTCTTCTTGACTTTTGTTGGTTATCACATCCACTTGGTACGATGCTGTGATTCCATTAACCGAACGTGCTTCAAGGTCTTGTCCAGTCTCTGTAAATGGCATAGCATGAAAGTACACGGTAGGGAATGTAGAGTCTGACAAATCCTTACTTTTGTCCGTCACATAAGCTTTAGGATGGCTCTGCGGTATCTTCATTTTTAAGTACGATGCAATCTTTACTTTGAAATCTGATACCCACTGATATTCATTAACCGCCATTGCCGAACACCTCCAATGCCGCTTTCACTACATCTTTTTCAAGTTCGATACCTGTCAAATACATAAATGGTCTGCTATCCATGCCCTCGCACCAATACACTTTTCCATCATCGCCTTTGTAAAACCATCCATATTGACCATTTGCCAACTGAATGATGTTTGAACCACTTCCGTAGTTCCACTGAACACCTTCCGGCAACGGATATGGATATTCTTTTTTTTCACCAAGGCTACCGAGTGTACCAAATTCCACAAAAACAGCGGATTCATCATCAGCAACAACCGCCCAAATTCCACCGCCTTTTATGTTTCCTACATACTCTGCATGAATGCTTCGCATTAAATCGCCAGTGAATATTGCATCTAAACTTGTTACCTGCATCCTAGCCACTTCTATGCCTTTTTTAGCCAACTTTTCAGCCAGTAGCCTACATTTATAGGTCAAGCTGTTTTCATAGTCTCTAATAGCTTTTACAGCCGCTTGTATGGACTTTTGGTCAAACAGATTGATATTGATAGGTTTAGCCATAGCACACCTCACAGAATGTCCAATTCCTTGAACACTTCAAGCATTTTAGGAAATTGAATAGCAATCCAGTCTACCATTGTCTCTTCATGTTCGAAACGTTGGTTATGCTCAAAATTTGACTGTAATCCACTTTCAGATAGAAAAGCATGAACAATCTCATGCCTTAACTGTTTTTTCATAAGCCATTCAAAGTTTCCAACATTATTGTAATTGTCTTTTCTGACAGCGATTATTTTATTAGTATAATCGCAATAACCGTCACAATCTTCACTCGAAAACTTTTTTCTCTTAATCGTATATTCAGTTCCTAATATGTTTACAGTTTTTTGCATCCTATTTCACCGTCTTCTGCAACAAAAACAAATCTGCTGTCAGTCCTTCGTCTGCAACGCCTTTGACAACATAGTCCGCAGTCTTGCTGTCCACAAGTCCGTCATCGTCACGACCTACTTCTGACTTCTTCCAGATAACATCTCCTGCCTTAATCGGCAAATAGCCTTTATCGGTAACAATCTGACAATACGAACTGGAATCATCAATACCAAATTCTTTTACCAGTACTTCCGACAGCTTATTACTGATGTTGGCAGAAAAAAGGACGGGTTCAGAATATCCGGTAGTTTCTCTCAAAACCACCGGAATCCTTTCTCCGTCCATCTCGATGTACTTTATTTCTCCGTTTTCGTCCCGGTCATAAATCGTGACTTTTTCTCCCTGCCGTGAGTACTTCATGTCCTGCTTGTTAATGTCAAGCATCTTTCTTCACCTGCTTGTAAATCTGATTTACACCAGTGCTTGCCAAACCGGAAACAATTCCGACCGCAATCGCATTCAGCACATCATTTGCCGGGAAATCCGGAATAACATACATTCCTACTACTCCGAGGATTCCACCGACAATGCCGACAACAACCGGGATGTAGTTATCCTTAATGACCGGAATCAGCTTCGCTCCAATACCGGCAAGATAGCAGATAACCACGATTGCAACACAAGTTCCTACCTGTGAAAAATCCATCATTCCTTACCTCCGTTCTCTTTAATGTTAAGTCTTTCCTCAATTCCATCAAGTCTATGATGCGCAGATGCCGTACTGGCTTCAACCTTTGCCAGCTTCTGTTCATGCACTGCAAGCTCTTTCTTCATCTCTGAACGCTCGCTTTTCATTTCATTGATAGTATCAAGGATGGTATCCAGTTTCATGTTGATGCGTGTGTTTTCTTTCACACGTTCCTCAATATCCTTTGTGTCTGTTCTTTTGCTATTTTTCAGACCAATGTAGACGGAAAAACCGAGTGATAACACGCTTATAATGATTGCTGTAGATAACTCTATAGTCACATCATATACCGCCTTCCTTGTTTGTTGGCACACCGCCCACCACCCTTAAAGTGTGCCGCCTGCAACCTTATTACTGGAATCAGTAACATGGTCACGCACAATCTTCTTTTAATTACAATACATTTGCAAATGGAAATACGCCAACAAACAGATCCTCACGGTCTCTCCATTTTCTCGACACTCCATTCTCTGAATAGCTTGCCATGAAGTTTTCACCGGCTTGCGATCTGTCATACACGACAAGATTAACCACAACGGACTGAAATTTTTTCATATCCGCAGCAATCTTCTCTTCCGTGTAGCTTTTCGGGTATATTCTCTTTGCTCTGATGTCGGCTTCTGCTTGACTGATAAGTTGTTCCAAAATAGGATTTTCTTCCAAATGGTCAAACACGACCTTGGAGCTTTCAGAATCACTTTTAGAATCAATATGAAATTGTTTCAGACGGATTTTTACTTGCTCCAAAGTCGTATATTCTGCCATGTGTTACCTCTTATTCATCCTTTGCAGTTACCGTAGTAATACCTGCTTTTACTGCTCTGTAATTAGGATCACACTCGATAATCATAATTTCCTTGCCGGTTATTGCTTCAATTTCAGAAATGCCGTCCCAAGTAGCATACGTCTTTACATTTCCAAGATAAGAAGGTAATTTACAATCATCTGCTACCTTGTATTTGTAAGAATTGTCACCGCTTTTTGCAGGGGAAACGCTTACTTTCGTGTATCCATTAGTTGTTTGGCTTGCAGTGCTGTTCACTACCAATGTATCCAAACCGCTTTCTCCTTCGGTTAAAGTACCGATTACGATTCCATAAGGGTTAGGAATTACAGGGATAAACACGCCACTAGCCTTAGTCCACTCAGCAACCGGATCAGGAGTTGCCCACTGGGAAATAGTAATGAATTGCTTTTGGGACAGGCTTGTAAATGCACTTGCCTTTTCTTCTTCCGGAGTTACGCCCCAAAGTCCAGTACCAATCTTTCCGTTTCCAGTAGATACATAAAGAGTAAATACATTATCCGGTAAAAATCTCTTGGGAGTTCTCGTTGTATTTTCCTTGTTGGCAATTCCGTACATATCATCATCAATTACCATATTCAGACCATACAGGCTAAGTAACAGATTTGCCACTTCTGCCGGAGTAATTGCCATTCCAACGAAATTAACTCCCTTAATAGCTTTCATGATTCCTTCATTCTTAAGCATATAAGAGCGCATTTTGGTAGAAGTCAGTACAGTATTGACAACATATCCTTTGTCAAGAGCCATCTGAACCATGTCTGCAATATCTCCAAGGATATCATGGGTAGGATCTTCCCAGCCTTTCAGTGCCTTGAACTTATTTACTTTGAAGTCAATAGCAAAATTGAGACCATTTTCGTTAATGGTCATCTTACCGGTAGACATAACTTCCATTTTTGCGATTTCAGTTCTTGTCTTAACAGAATCAGACAGCCGACCCATATCGTCATATACATAGTCAATCAGGTTGCTTTCTCTTACACCATGATTCAGCAACTGTCGTAATCTTTCAGACTGGTTGATTTTTTCCTTGATCAGCAGCTTTTCTACGCTTACTTTTTCGAATCCAGGTCTTACACCAATAGCAGCTTCGGTATCAAATGCGTGTACCATTGCTGCGGTAGGAAGATCCATTCCTTCGGAAAGTCTTTCATACTCTGCTTCAAGGTTCTCGGTCTTGATATCAGGGAAAAGACGGTCACCTACATAATTTCTTGCGATAGAATAGTTTTGGGAAAAATCCAATCTATCCTTGTCTGTAATCATTGTTAATACACTAGGCATACTGTTCTTACCTCCGTAATTTAATCAAAGTAAATGCCGCTTGCTTTAAGTGCGGTTTCGGCATTGGTATCTACTGCAACAGGCAAATTTGCCTTAATAACACGGCCTGCAATAATTACAGAAATAGGCTTCTTTTCGTCATCTGTAATATCAACATCCTCAAACACAATTCCCTTCGCAGAAGCGTTATTTGTTGGAACCACAGTTCCTGCCTTGATGATCTTCTTATCATCTACCTGTGTTGCCATTGCTTGTGTTCCCTCAAAAGTTTTTAACACAAGTCCGACTTCACTTGCTAAAATGTTTACACCAGAAGTGTAAGTAGTGGTTTTCATGTAAGCCATAACGTTTATACCTCCTTGCTTACTGTTCGATTACATAGCGCTGATTATATTTCTTTGCCATTTCAGCACCTTTACTTTCAGTTCCATCACCACCGCCAGCACTACCACCGCCCGGATTTGTGGTTCCGTTTGCGATTTCCTGCTCTTTAGCCTGTGCCGCAGCAGTCTCTTTATCAGAGATAATTTTTCCGAGTACTTCGTAGTCAAAACTGCCGTCATCCTTGATAATCTGTGATGCCTGTTCAGCAGAAATATTAAACTTGGATGCAGCATTGCTTCTCTGTGCCGCAATAGCCTGTGTCTTTTCAAGTTCTGCGATTTTTGCATTTGCAGTTTCCAAAGCTTTATTAGCTTTTTCAATTTCAGAAAGATTTCCGGCTTCAAGTTCATCAAGCTTTTTCTGTAACTCATCTGCACTATCAGCCTTAGCCTTGTATTGTCCTGCCTTTGTTTTTTCTCTTGCAACTTCCGAATTGTTCTGATTCAAAAGATTTGTAATCTGTTCGTCCGTAGCTTCGGGAAAAAGTTTTAATACGTCTTCTCGTGTCATAAATTACCTCCGTTAAACTCACGCTTTTGTTACCGCAGGTCGCTCCTGCTGAGTCTCTGCTATTTACCGCATAGCTGCAAATTTTATAAAATAAAAACAGCTACCTATTTCTAGGCAACTGTCTTATTTTGCATTTGTTTTACTATTTCCTGTGCTTTTGCCATCTGCTCTTCCATGTTGATAATGTCAGCAGTTTTCCACAGAGCATCAAGGTAAGGCTTGGAAAGGTTGAAAGTCTTTTCGCAATCTCCCCAAAGTCCAACCGTTTTGATTGCAATAAGCGGATGAATACCACACTGCAGAAGTTGCAGTAATGTCTGCGACTTGGTATACATATTATCTTGTGGACTGTGGTTAATCTGCACATCAAAATCTCTAAGAGTGATTTTCAGATCTTCTTTCTTAATGCGAATAACATTCAGCGCAACCTTGGCCAGTCTCTTCTCTGCTGTCTTAACAACCGGATCCTTAAGCCTTGCTCTTGATTTTGAAAAATCCCATCCGTTTCTCAGCTCAACCGCACCCTGCGTATCACCGCCAGTGTTTCCTTGCTTGTTCGGTATTCCCAAAATTGAAAGTGCGCTGTCTGTTAAATCGTCCTTGGAGACCTGTGTCTGCGTTTGGTCAAGTTCCTGTGACATGACATCCACATCAGACTTATTGTCTTTATTGATGGACTTTACAACCAATGCATGGTTCATCTTCATTTTTTTGAACTCTTCTTCGTCAATCTCACAGTTTACAAATTTGTACCACGCCTGGATAAATTGCTCTATGCCGTCCATTCTGTTTGACTGCGTATTATTGATTGCATCCAACAGATCTATAACAAGTTCAATATCAGACAACCGCTCATGGTTGTTCGGAAATTCTACAATCGGAATACCACCAAATCCGTGAAGTTTCCATGTATCAGGAACAACCGCACTGTTTTTTATCTTACATTCACAGGATTCCGTGTAGCAGAGCTTGTACCACTCGCCATTTTCATCTTTTAATTCCTGTACCGCCAAAATCGGTTCTTCAGAACTGCGGTTGTAAATAACAAACGTATTCAGAGGATTAGGTGCAACCACACGGATAGGCACATCTCCATTCACAATCTGAATAGCTTTGAATGATGTTCCGGTTGCCGACTGCCACTCACCAGCTTTTATGTCTTTCTCGTGCTTATTTGCATCTGCTAAGTAATCATTCAGTTCATCTACTGCCTTATTTACAGCTTCATCATCTTTTCTGCTGACAAACTGAATAGGCTCTCCGTAAGTCTGAGCGACCTTGAATTGCACCCATTCAAAAGAATGGTTCTCTACTACTCGATTGGTGATATCCTCATTTGACAGCTTTGTTCTGTATAGTACCGGTTGATCTCCTTTGTAGTACTCCCACAAGTACTTGATAACTGGCTTATTGTAATAAAAAACACCGATGCAATCACCGATAACCTTTACAATGTTGTCTTCGGTTATCTGCTCCACATCCGTATATGCAATTTTTCTACCGTGACAACCCTTTACAAGGTCTTGAAATTTCATAGTGTTCATATTTTCACCTACATAAATGTCATTCCGCTGCTCTGATCTCTTTTTGGAAGTTTCTTGATCTCACGTTCTCCGGTCTCCGTATGGTAAACAACCATCTTATCGCAATTCCGGCACTTATATGTCTTGTCGATGTGTGATTTTGAACTGCATTCACCGACTAACCGTCCGCATCCCGGACAGTACACTCTAATTTTTTGGTTAAAAATCATAAATACCTCTTTTCTGCGCACAAAAATACCGCCCACATAACGTAGACGGTATTCCCGGCTGTTTGCCTTTTAGGAGGATTAGAAAGCATCTTAAATATTTTCGTCAGTTTAACATTACCATTTTTTATATATGACATTCAATGACATCATTCATTCAAATATCCTTCTCCGTATTTCTTTTCAAACTGTTTCAATGCAGTTCCGTGAAGTCTTACAACCTGTCTCCATGAATATTTCATTTCTGTTGCAATCACTTCAAAAGTTTTCTTTTCAATGTACCTTGCAAACAGAATATTGTATGTGTTTTCATCTTCCATGCTGTCTATCTGCTGTATGATTTTCTCTTTTTTATCGACAAGTTCGTCCACCATTCCATCTATTTTCCGTTCCATTTCATCAATTTTGGCATATTTTGTTCCTATTTTGTCAAAATTCGGTGTAGTCTGTACCCTTTCACCGCTTTGCGTAGCAGATATGCTTACCGCCATATCTTTGAGTTGTGCGATTTCCGTGAGTTTATTATTTATCATCCGATTAAGGCGGCTTATCTGCCCTAAATATTCTTTGGTTGTCATATCAATACCTCCGTCCGAAAGAGAATGGGTTTTGAATTGCTTCTGCTCTTGCCATTCTTTTATTTCCGTAAATCATGTCACATAGTTGTGCCGTAGAATCTATCCCGTCATCATGCTTCATTTTCCCTTCAAAAGTAGCAGACAAAATATTTTGAAAATACTTTCTGTACTCTTTTGTTTGATATTTCATGTCCACAAAATGAAGTTTTCGTATGTCTGGAGCATGATTTTTGATTCTATCCATTTTTGCAGTCTGATTGTCTGCCGGATCATGACTTGTGTTAATAGGATATCCGTCTTTTTCCCATATCTTTTCACAATCTGTACGGTATGCTGATGTTGTCTTTGTTTCCTCAAAATGGACTTCTGCTGTCTTATTATTAAATTTATCTAAATGTCTTTCCATTCGTGAAGTAACTTCCGGTATGGTAATTTCCTTATCACCGTCATTGTAGACAACATCAGTGATATAATGTTCTCCGTCAATCTCATAGCAGATAGGCATTGATACAAAATCACCGCCACCATAAGCAGGGTCATTAGCTGCAAATATCCTATCAGGTCTTATTCCTTCAAGTTCTGCCGGATTAAAGAAATTCATCATATCGACATTGAACATCTGACCTTTTCTTTCAATAGGCTCCTGTTGATACTGTGCAAACCATGATGCCATATCGTCATTGTTCTCAAAAGATGCCATACGTCTTTTGTAATCAAGAGTTGTATATCCCAAATGATACGGATAATCAAAATTGCTATCTCCGTTTTCATTTAGTGCAGGAATAATAACCTCTCTGTGCCGTATGCCTTTGTATTCAGGATCATTTTGTAATAGGTCTAACCGTCTACCTTGAACGTCCTTTTTCGCCCAACGTGTTCCTATCCCCAACAATTTAGCCTTTCCAGGCTTAATTCTCGGCATAAAGTTGTTGTCGAATTTTCCCCATACAGTATTTTGCCTATCTTCACTCAATGCTTCATCAATACCGCTGAATAAGTCATCATAAACTCCAAGCCCGTCACAGTCACAAGCACCATTCAATGTTCCGTAAATGCTTCGCATGGTAAATGTTGGGTATGTCTTTTTACGGATAAGGTCTACTGTCAAATCTTTTCCATCAGTGACTAACTTTTTCTCAACTATGTTTGGATATATTTCAGCATATGTGTATGTCGGGTCTGTAATCATTTCTATGATGCCGTCATAGTAACCACCAGTAATTTTGTCCGAATATGCCGAATACAGATTAGACCGTTCCGGTCTGTTAGAGCCGAACCACAGATTACCCATTTTTACTATTTGTGTCTTACCGATTCGTCCGGGACAAAACACCATTCCTTCATCAAGCACATCATCGTACAAATCTTGAATAAGCTGTGCTACCTGCCGTAATGGATTTATTCTCGGCTGATAAAATCTCTCTTCTACCGGTCTGTTCTTTTCCATGTATAGCATGAAGCTTTCAAATCGGTAATGTGCTTCAATCAGAAGCGTTTTGTAATAGTCATCAACAAGGCTGTATTTTTCTTCATGTTGTTGGCTGTATTTTTCAAGGTCAAGTATTCTACCTCCTGTCCTATCCATGCAGAAACGCTCTATAATGCCTTTAGAACGGTTTGTTATCTGTAAGCCATAAGTTATATCCTTTTCACCGTTTATAGCCACTCTACAGGCTTCTATGTACGCATCAATGACCTGTTCATCAATTCCCTTGCGTTGTATGTAATTGTCATAGCTGTTTACTGCCGATATAAGGCTCTGACTTGCCAATATAAAAGAGCCTCCTTCCCTAAAATTTTGGAAATTTGGCTCTCTGCGTAGGCACTCTACGACTGGTGCTCTTGAAAATATTCTATTTGCTATGCTAAGCAGTCCAAAACACAACATAACACATATGGTTTGTGTCAAATGTTATACTGATAATTTGTTCTGCGCTCTTTAATTCTTCCCAATCCTGGTCATTTTGCAGAATGGCTTGATTTATATCATTAAGTTTTTTTGCAATATTGCCATTTCACCAACTTTGCTTGATTCATAAATTATTTCACCCCGATTCTATTAATTTTCCCACATTTCGGGCATTTGATTTCAGCCTGTCCGTTAAATTTGCCTAAAAGGCGGTTGCACTTGCTGCAACGTGCATCTGTCAAATAATGCTGACGTTTCCACTCTTCAATCAATTGATATATAAAATCTCTTCCAACGTTTCTTGGTGGAATGTGACACAATGGTAAGTTTCTTTTCTCACATTCCTCGTATTCTCGAATTGACTGTTTTTGAAATTCAGATAACGGAAATGGTGCAATCTTCTCTGCAAACTCAACCAAAGACATTTCACTATCCTGCTTAATTTCTCGCTGAGATGCGTCATATTCCAACTGTTCAGTTAATTCATCTGTTATTGATTCCATTAATTCTGCCATGCTCATTCTTCAATACTCCTATCAAATCATGCATTTGAATCAGTAGTTTTTAAATATTCAACGAACTGTGCCCAAGCCTGTTCGCATGTTAAATCGCCAACAGGATTTTGAACATAGTATTCTTGGAAATATTCCCGGGCCTTTTCTTTTTCATCTTCGGAATATGAATCCCATTTAGAAACTCCTGATTTCTTTTTGAAAAATTCGCACTCATGTTCACTGTCAGCAAATCCAGCACCAGGAATCCATTTTTCCGGATGGTTGCACATTTCAGCCATCCCT